TGGGTATCGAGGCCCATTAGTAGAACTCCAAAGTCCACCTACTTGTTTTGCTGACCAAGATGGTAGGTTCGGTGTTCTTCTAAGATGAATATCCACATATTGGTATATTTCAGTATATTGGTTATTATTACCCTGTTTCATCCCAACAGTTGCACTAAGTTGTATATCACGCCCCGAATCTATAAGTTCTTGTGTAATTATGTACCCACCATCTTGAAGTGGTGGTCCATATACTGCTAAATCCCAAGGTATTTCTTTAAAACCTTTCCACTTAACATATCCATCAGTAGCTTCTCTGACAGCTTCATCGTCCCAAGGACTGTAATCTATACCACTAAAGTGTGTGTTTTTATAACCTATACCCGCTACATCTCTCCAAGATGGAGCAGATGGTGTTAACTCATATCTACCACTAAACACATCATCAAATCCTTCTTCTTCAATAACTGATTTGATAGAAACACCCTGTACATATAAATCTTGCTCATTGATTGGGGTTTGGCTAATTATCTCTGGAGATACATCTGGTTGTGTTTCAAATAGTTCATTTGATAACATATCCAATGTACGTCTATATACAGCCATATCATATCCTTCATAGACTGCTGGTATTTTGTTAGTACCATAATCCTTATCAGAATCTTCTTCTAATGTATATGAAACAATTTGTTTAGAACTATTTCGTTTTATAGGTCTAAGGTCAACTGCTTCCTGCTCTACTGTTGTATTGGATACTTTGTTTGTTACCGCCATTATCTTACCACTTTAAATATGAACCCATCGAAATATTGGTTGTTACCACTTCTATCAACTCTAAATTCGAATTGATAAAATCTTTCAGGTTGTAATGTATTAAATCTAAAATCAAAGAAGTTTCCAGTTGAATCACAACTAACCTTTGTGTAAGTTGTATCGAATGGAATCAATACTAAATTTGTTTCTACATCTCTAACCTGGTAATAAGTAGTTGCGGGTAGATATTTAATTTGGTTATATGGTGCTGAGTTTGTGAAACTTCTTTGAGGATATGTTTCTCTACCAACAACTCTTAATTTAGATGTTGATAATTCTTTATATTCGGTTTTGAGATTCTTCATATATAATGTAATATCATCTGCCGTTAGTTCTGTAAGTGAACCTGTTACGAATGATGAATCATCCCACTTAGCTTCTAATGTAGGAACATATATCGTATGAGTATTATTTGAGAAGAATTTAGATGAACCATACTTTATAGTATTAGATTCTTCTGAACTATTTCTTTTAATTAAGAATCCATCATTTGGTCTAGAACCAGATAAGATATCTGTTACATAGTTTGTAACATCTGTATTTAGGTTGGTATTATATTTACTAAATGTTTGTGAGTACTTTGTGTTATTAATAGATGCGGTGTACCAAGTAGAACCTCCTGAATTCTTACTCCAACCTGCTTCTGATATAGCGGCTGTTGGTATACTACCCGAATATGTTATTTTAAAATCATCCAATGAACCACTTTGTGAAAGTGATGATGAGTTGAAATATGTATATGCAAATATATATTTTCCACTCTTTACAGGTTCAAATGATATGGATTGTGTTGCCGGTGCATCGTAAGATGATGTAAGATTTGATACTGCTGTTCTCATATTTAAACCATCAGAATCATATATTGTAAAATCTATTTGATTAAAATCGCCTGGAGTTATAGAGGATGATATCTGATAATTAATACCTTTTAGAAGTTCTACTGAGTATTGTGCATCTGCCCCACCTTCACTAGCATATAAATTTAATTTAGATTCTGAAGCAAACATTCTTACATTTGAATCTTCAGTATGGTTAACTCTGTTTCTTAATTTAAAATTACCTTCATTCTGAGTAAAGGTATCCCATACTATTAAATCACCTTCTTTTTGGTAAACATATACTTCATCAAACGAACCAGTGGTAGTTGTGCCATCACCATTTCCATCAAAGAATGTAAATCTTAATTCATGGTCACCTGTTTCGGTTGCGGTTATATCAAACGATTGGGTTGATGATGCGGTTATAGCACCAACCATACCTTCGTAATCACCCTCTGTTTTTAAAACACCACTTGGGGTTTTGATTCTAAATGCTACATCATCAAATGATTCTGGGTCTATTTGAAACTGAATTCCATAATTAACCGTATCTAAAAGATGTACTGGGAATATTAATGTTGTTCCAGCGAAGTTAGATGCTGATATAATTAATCTACTATTTTCAACTGATGCGAATGGACTATTACCATTAAAATCGTTAATTGATTGTGTTAAAAATGCAGAACCAATTCCTTCTGAAAATCCTTCGTATAATACGACTCCTTTTGTTGGTATTGTTTCTACATCAACCCCATTAAAGACTTGAGTTTCACCTACATTCCATAATAGATTACCTTCACGACGTTCCCAAGAACTACCATCGGAAGTAGATGGTGTATCGTGATACTGACCCATACCCTCAGACCAACTTTGTGATACAGGGTAAACTTCCAATTTATATTCAGATAGTACTTCAGTTTCACTAACTGATGTTAAGTTTAGTTGATACTTTGCAGTTGATGGTATTTCGTTTGATGATACTGATTTGGATATTTCAGTTAAATTGAATTTAGATAATATTCTAGTATTACCCACAAACAATCCATCTTCATAAACTTTACTAACCTCTAAGATTTCATCTAATCCTGTGTTTTGTGCTTTACGAGTCGTTGACTCATAAATCGTAGTATCTTTTTGTCCGTATATTCTGTAAATCATAGTGTTTTCCTCTTTAGAAAGATTGTGTTATAACCTGTCCTCTAATATCTGTGTTTGGGAATTTCACTTCAAATATCGATGGGTCTTTAGGTGGGAATATAATACCCCCTTTAGTTGCGTTAAGTATGCTATATTTATTCGGTGAGTAATTTCCGTTAAACTTATTAACTACTTGTAAACCACCCTTACCTTGTTTATCAGGTCTAACTACAGTTTGTACACCATCTACTTTATCAATCTCAACATACAATTTAGATAAATTAATCGGTTCATTAATTCTCCAATTATCTACATCAAAATAACTCTTTAATCTATCAATAGCTCTTAGTAAAACTTCGTTAGAGTTAAACTCAGGCAGAACTATAATTTCAAAGTTAATACCAATATTTACTATATGTGCATCTTTTATATTTACAGCATCAGTTAACATTCTGTGATATGATATATAATTTTTTAAGTTATATTTAGTTGCTTTATTCAATGGTGTTAAGTTCTTTTCGCTATTATATCCATAAGTATACAAATTCAATGCTAATGGATTTGGAATCTCAGTATTGATATACTGACCATCTAATTTGGATTGTTCTAACTGATAATCTTGAACTAAGTATGCTTTAGCTACTGAACCGAATTGTGGTGGAAGTGCGTAACATCTCATTACATAATCTTCTCTAGTCACAGTTCTATTTTGTGCCGCAAAGAATGCCATAGCATTCTGTCTAATTTCTTCTTGAGATTCTGTAGTTTTACCACCCACTGCTGCGTTTGGATTTGAACATGCTATTGATTGTTTACAAAATTTAACTAAATTATTATTTAGATTTATTTCATTTTTAAATGTAACTGATTTTGATATAATATCAACTAAATCATTTGAAGGAACATTATCACCAATACCATTACCTATTAAGTAAGTAACAGTTAATGTTGTATTCTGAGGTGCTACCCCATATGTTTTAGTGTATAAGAAATTAGATGGGTCTAATACTGAATCTAAGTTCTGATGTGCTGTATAAAGTGCTGAACCTACATTATCAGGATTAGGAATTATTTCCTCATCTGCATTTGATGATATACCAGCACCAAATCCAATAACCATAATTCCATCATCTTCAAAGTTTGTAATATATCTTTTAGGTACTCTTTTTAATTCTAATAAATAAGGAGTATCACCACTATACTTATGTAGGTATGTTGAATTATCTTCGTTATTATCTATTTGTTCAAATACAGTATCTTGTGCTAAGTAAGGAACTCTAGTCCAAGTATCACCATCCGAATCGGTTATGTTTTTTACTCTTATTAAGTTTTCTTCTTCAATCTTAATCTTATCATATATTTTAGCAGCTCCAAAAGTAAAAGTTTTGGTTTTCTCTTTTCCACTTGTAGCTTTAACTTGTTTCTTTAGTAAGTAGTAAACAGGTAGGTTTGTATTCTCATCTATCTGATATACTGAAACTTCTGTTGGGTCGAATGATGATGAAAACGCAAAATCAATTGATGATACTGTTGTAAACTCTACATTAGAATATTCACTTGAACCAATAACCATACCTTGATTTACTGTCATAGCATAATCAAAATTAGGTCTTACATTATCACCAACACCAGTCGATGGTATTAGTTGAAACACATCCATTGTTACGGATGCTGGAATAATGTTTTTAGGTTTATATCCTAATGAATTTACAATATTAAATAAGTTTGAGTTCTCTTCAGCCGTACTTAATAATGATTCTCTTAATTGTGTATCTGTATAGAATGATAACACATCACCTACATATGATGCCATTTCCATAAACATCATACCTGGAGATGATTCGTTAAAATCGTTGTAAGTGTTTGGGAAGTAATTTTTAGAAAACTCAATTAAGTTTTTTCTAAACTCACCAAAATCTCTACCGATTAACGATACATCCTTTTGTACTAAATCTGATTTCTTTTTATTTGCCATATCTTAAACCTATTCTATTATGGTCCCAGCTGAGTCAACAAATAATATTATTTGCTGATTTGCACCTTGCTCAGTAACCCTAAATCTTAATTGAATTCTTACAAAATTTCTATCGGGTTCTGTTTCAATATCTATCTTATCAATAACTATATAGGGTAACCAAAATTTGATATCTTCTGAGAGTGTTTCTGAAATTCTTTCATTTATATTTAAATTTATATTTTCAAATAACTGAGAATACACATCCGAACCAAATGTTGGTTGGAAGGGTCTCTCACCTTTTCTAGTTAATAATAGATTCTTTAAATTAGATATCGCCTGTTCTTCGGTCGTATATGATAAACTAAATAACCCATTCGGTTTTCCAAATGGTAGTTTAACACCAACAGCAACATCCTTTTTAAAATCTATAGGATTGTAGAAAAATCGTTTTCTCTCTTTAGCCATCACTATCTACCCCTCTTCTTATCAATCGCTTTCATCAATTGAGAATAGTCTTTTGTTATAGCCCCCATTACGTTTGCTACTTCTTGATTGTTAGTATCAACAGGTCTACCATCTATATCAGTTATTGGTGCTACTGAAGTAGAACCACCCTGCATAAATGATTGAGCTTGATTAGATGAGAATTCAGTATGATTCAGAGTTCTCCACTCCCCACTATCAGCTACCTCATTTAACATATCGTTTAACATTGGATTTTTCATAAAGGTTTTCTTTTCAGTTTTTCTCTCAGAAGCTTCTGCAAGAATTTCTGATAGATTGATATCTAACGGGTCTTTCTCAACTCTCACCTTTTTAGATTTTACTTCTCTAATGATGGGTTTTTGAGATTTCTTAACCTCAGATAAGATAGGTTTGAGTTCTTCTCTAACTACCTTTCTTACTACTAATTCCAATAATTGTGCTAATTCTTTTGCTTTCATAATTGTGTACTTTATATATAAATATTAAAAACTTTCTTTTTACACCATTCCTACCCAAGGTTGTGGTGAAGGAAATGGTGGGAGTGGTGTTGCTGGTGAACCTGGAAATACTAATTCAGTATGTAATCCACCAACAGTCGTTAAATGATTCGTAAATGCAGTTACTAATTTAGTTGCAAATGGAATTCCATATGGGATTTTTTGCGGGCCATCTGAGAATGCTGATAACAAATCGTTTTGTAACGCTGGAATAATCCCTCCATTATTTATGATATGTGATATTGGAGCGGGTACGCCAGCTGTTGCTGTTGATAATCCCATATTGACTGGGTGAAATGGTGTTGGGGACATTGTGGTTGATAACCAATATGTTGATGTTGCGTTAGCCCAATCAGAAAAGTGAGGTAACTTTGGGTTACCTTCAGATTCCTTTATATCATTTAACGTTTTCATTATAGCCATTTTAATTGGAGCGTATGGTGCTTGTACCAATGGTAGGTTTGCATGGAGTGATGTCGTAGCTAGCTTTACTGCTTTATGATATTCCGATGCTATCTTCTCAGCAGTTTCCTCATGAGTCTTTCCTTCTGTGGATGAATTAAGGTAACCACCTACTGCTGGTATGAATGCGGACCAAAGTGCGGGCATATTATTGTTTCATTTTTTTAATATCACTAAGTATAGAGGCAACTTTTCCAGCATTTGTAGCCGGGCCTGTAGGTCCAACTCCAGTTGCATAAGTTGAAGCTGCTGAGGTTAAATCCTTTAACTCACTAGCTAACTTCTCTATCAAAGTAAATAGTTTATCCATTTCCATCTGCCATCCGGGTGTTGCATTTATAATATCTTTTTTAGCAGCTATTATAACATTTTCACTTCTAGCATTGAGAAATATTCTATCTGAATTCATTAGTATAGATGGCTTGGAATATTGTCCAGGTACATCTGCACCACCCAACCCATTCTGAGCTGGATTGAGTTTTATCTTTTGTGATGAACCTAACCATATAGATGAAAGGTCATCATTAACATCTTCTATGATAAATTTATTGTAAGAACCACCACTCTTTCTACCATTTGATATAATTGTAATTGGGTCGTTGTCTGTAGATGCACTCCAAGATGGTGTTTGAGTTGTATCACTACCATTTGGAGTATATCCAAATCTTAGGGAATGTCCAAACCTACCTTCCATTAATACATCTCCAATAAATGGTTGTAGTGAACCTACATCATCTCTTTCAGAAAACCCCTTACCTAATTTAGATGAAGAACCACCCCCACTAATAACTGGAACACCTGCAGCGGCTGCCGCATATGTACCAGCTGCAGCTGTTGTATTAAGTAATGTTTTAGATGCTGGTAGTGCGTTGTTGTGGGGATTCTTTTGTACACTTATGGGATTTAAGTAGTAGTAATCTGTATTAGAATTTCTTTTGGTGGGTTTTGATTCACCTGAAGTACCTAATATTAATATAACGGATTCACCTATTAATGGAATTCGTCTTACAGACATATCAAATGGATACGCTTTTATTTGTTGGTTTGGATTAGATTGATTAAAGCATTGGATTTGGTACACTTCATTTACATCAGTATCTTTTAATATTATCTTTTGTACAGTACCAACTGTTATAGCTCCTGAACCTGGCATTATTCTTCCCCCTCTTCGGTTTGTAATGTTTCGATAGTTTTATCTATCGCTTCAGCATTTGAGATTAATTGTTTCTTTTCTTCTTCACTTAATCCAAATCCGCCATCATCACCTGAGTTAGCATCCTTCATCATTCTTTGAACGATTGCAGCTAACTTTACTATTTGGTCATCATTTCGGATTGATACATCCATATACTCTTTTATCAAAGGAACAATTACAGTGGCATCACTTAGGTTTTTAACCAATGGTTCTAACTGAGCAATAAGAAGTTTTAATTGTCTATCCTTCTTTTTTGAATTGTTGTAAACATCAGACATAATATCAGCAAATGTTTTTCCTTTAAATAATTCCGTATCTTTATCCATTTTTATCCTTTAATTTGTAAGTCACTGCTAACTGACCGTTTTTGTTATACTCTCTATACAATTCTACATAAATTAATTTTAATTTACCTACTACCTTAGTTATATATTGAGTATGAACTCCTGTTCGTTCTCTAATAAGTATGTAGAGTGCCTTCTTATTGTACGAATATAAATCATATCTGTTTTTAAATAATTCATTTATGGAATCTGCAATTGCCCTATCCCTATCCTTTAAGAATATTGTATATAGGTGATAATCTATATATTTTGTAAAATGGTCAATAAAATCGGCTTTAGCTTCTTTGTTGTTTTGGTCAACAATCTCATTTACAATGTTACGAGAACTATCAATATACTTAACTTCTGTTTTAGATTTCATTCTAGCATAGTTGGCATTGTTCTCATTAAATAAATAATTTCTAGCTACTACTGTAAAATAAGAAAAAGCCCTACCATTCTCCCCATTGAATTTATGAATCTTTTCATTTAGGAAAGCCACCACATTTGCTTTTACATCCTCATAAGGTACATCAAAGTAATATGTTTTGTAGGTATGGATTACATTCTCAGATAACTTATCAAATGGATAGTGAATAAATCTATTATAAATTTTATTCTTTAAAACATTATCATCACTTTCGTTATATGCGTTGATAGCTATCTCTGTAATTTTAGTAAAATATCTTTTACTTCTTTTTTTTCTTTTTTTAGCCATTATGCTTTATTTGTGTTTTCGTTTTTTAAATCCTCCATAACATCTTTTATCTTATTAAAAATATACCCACTTTCATCATCTGCTTCAAATGAACCAACTCTATCAATCTCAGTCATTCTTTTATATGCATCGTTGAAGTTGGTATCTATCTTATCTATAAGTTCATTTCTATCATCTATAGCATCTTCTAACTTTTCTAACTTTCTAAGTAAATTCCATACTATTAAAATTAATAGAACGATTATAGATACTGATACTATTAATTGTGTGATTTCCATATTATGCTTCTTCAGTTTCACCAAATATGGATTTAAAATCTATCTTATCTGGCATAGTTACGTTTTCTAATTTTTGTTTCTTAGTAGGTCGACCACCTTTGTTTTTAGGAACTTCACCCTGCTTCAACTTTAACCATCTCTCATTTTCAAATCTAGCAGCCATAATATCAGCTTGATGCATTATGAATGGTAACCCAGTCTTTAGTGCATTATCTTTGTTGTATGCGATGTAGTACTCTTTATTAGAATCATCGTATAAACCATCTGTTAATTTAATACCTAAGTATTCTACTTCTGATATTTTTATTCCAAAATGGTTTAACATCCAAAATGTTCTATCGTTTAGATTCATCCAATGCATAGTTGGATTTGTTTTATAAATCTTACCTTGATTTTCAATATGCCATTGTGAATCATTTGGAATATACCAACTCTCATCAGCATTACCAACCTTACCTAAGTCGTGGTGAAGGGCTGTAAAGATTACTGTTTCTCTATCATAACCACCATCCCCAATACCCAACTCAGTATGTAAATCAAATACTTTAACTGCGTTTCGTGTAACTCTAAGTATGTGGTCTAAATAACCACCAGCAAATGCGTTGTGGAAATGTTCGGTTGATGATGCTGGTGTAAGTATAATTCTATCTTCAAGATGGTCGTACATCTTATTAAGAGAATCCAATCTCTCACCAATAAAGGTTTGGTTAATTAATTTTCTGAACTTCTCATAGTTTTCAGTTATTTTGTTTTCATCTAAAATGTGTATCATATTTTCTATTTTTTATTGTAAGTAATTGATTATCAATGTGTTGTGATGATAGTGGTAACCAACTGATTATGAGTTAGTTACGGTTTCATCCAATATAGATAAGAATTCACTCTCTCTATAAATGTGATATGTTTTACCACCATTCTTATGTTTGAATCCAGTTCCTTCTAATAGAACTGTATCTCCTACTTTTGTCATCATAGGGATTTTAGCACCCGAATGAGTAAATAACCCACTCCCAACGGAAACTACCGTTCCCATCATTGTGGTATCTGAACCTGATGGTTTGTATAAACCACCTTTTGTTTTCTCATCGTGTCTTTTAACGATTTCTACTACTACTCTATCCCCTAAAGGTCTATAATTGTATTCCATAACTTTTTGTTTTATATAATTTTATCTATAATTCCTAATTCTAATGCATCTTCAGCATTTAAGAAGTAATCAGTTCTTTGATTCTCTTTCCAAAACTTTTTATCTTTCTTCGTACACTCAGCCATAATGTTATTACAATCTTCTTCTAATTGTTCTGCGAACTTAGCATTAGATTTAACATCTTCTAATTTACCCATATTGAACGTTGAAAGTTGGTGAACCATAATCTTAGAATGATTAGATGCTGCTCTAAGAACTGTACCAGCTGCTAGAAGAAGTGCAGATGAACTCATAGC